CAAGTGGATATGAAGCAGGACAGGCAAATGCAGCCGCAGGAAAAGAACGCAGTTTAGAAATGGGTTTAGGCGGACAAGACGTTGTTAAAACTGCTGGTGGTTCAGATGTAGAAGAAGGCGTAGACAGTTTTGTAAATCCAAACGACCAAGATGCTACACGTAGTAAGACCAATGTACCAACGGACGATTTAGATTCAGAAGACATGACAGAGATAGAAGATATTGACACTGGCAAACAAGCACTCAAAGCAGAACGTGATCCAATGCTAGAAAGAATTCTTTACCTCGCAAAAGGTTAACAAACTTAACCAAAATCTTTGACTATTCCTATGCATGTGCTATTATAAGTCATGTTTAACTTTTTCACAGATAAAAACTCACCATTAGGTATTACTGTGCTAAATAAAAGTGCAAGTAATGTAGTTGCATTATTTGTTGACAAACATAAACAGGCAAATGATAGAGTAGTAGTTGCTACTCGTAGGCAATAGGAGAAGAAAATGGCTTCATTAGCAGAAATAAGAGCTCGCCTTGCAGCGGCAGATAACAAGCAAGGTACACAAACAAGCGGCGGCGATAACGCAATTTACCCACATTGGAACATGAACGAAGGCGATAGTGCAGTACTACGTTTCCTTCCTGATGCAGATAATTCCAACACGTTCTTTTGGATTGAACGTGCAATGATCAAACTACCATTCAATGGCATTAAAGGACAGATGGACAGCAAGAGTGTTCAAGTACAGGTTCCTTGTGTTGAGATGTGGGGTGATACTTGTCCAATCCTTACAGAAGTACGTCCATGGTTCAAAGATAAATCACTAGAAGACATGGGTCGTAAGTACTGGAAGAAACGCAGTTACATTATGCAAGGATTTGTACGAGAAAATCCTATAGCAGATGATAAGTCAGATAAGTCTATTAGACGTTTCATAATTGGGCCACAGATATTCCAGATTATTAAGAGTGCATTGATGGATCCTGAACTAGAGGAACTACCAACAGATTATGCTAGAGGCTTGGACTTTAGAATCAGTAAAACTTCCAAAGGTGGTTATGCTGACTATAGCACAAGTAAATGGTCAAGAAAAGAAACTGCACTTACAGAAGCAGAAGCCAAGGACATTGATGAACAAGGTTTATATAATTTAGGTGACTTCCTACCTAAACGTCCAGGTGAAGAAGAACTAAAAGTGATGAAAGAAATGTTTGAAGCATCAGTAGATGGTCAAGCATATGATATTGATCGTTGGGGATCATACTTTCGTCCAGCAGGTATGCAAAAGCCTGAAGGAACAGCACCAGCTCCAGTAATGGCGGCGGCTGCATCAGCAACGGCAACACCTGTAGAGGTTAGTGCACCAGCACCAACTCCGGTAGCAGAAACGGCTCCTGCACCGGTTGCTACACCTGAAGAGATGGGTGCAACTCCAACTGCACCAGTCCAGACACCAGCTTCCCCTGCTGGTAGTGGACAGAAAGCCGAAGATATTCTTGCTATGATTCGTAGCAGACAGTCTTCATCTTAACGGCAAAGGAGGGCAAGGTTTTTTCCTTTCTCCTTGCCCTCATTCTTTTTTATGTTACAATAAGTAAAATTTTAGATAGGAGAATACAGTGGGCAAACCATTTGACGTAAGTAAGTTTCGCAAAGATATTACAAAAAGCATTGACGGCTTATCAATTGGCTTCAATGATCCAACAGACTGGATCAGTACAGGTAACTTTGCACTAAACTATCTAATAAGTGGAGATTTCCACAAAGGTGTTCCACTAGGAAAAGTTACAGTATTTGCTGGAGAATCAGGAGCAGGTAAAAGTTACTTTGCAAGCGGAAATATTGTCAAAGCCGCACAAGCACAAGGAATATTTGTTGTGTTAATTGATAGTGAGAATGCACTTGATGAATCGTGGTTACATGCACTTGGTGTAGATACAGATGAAAGCAAGTTATTAAAACTTAGCATGAGCATGATCGATGATGTAGCAAAAACAGTAAGCACATTTATGAAAGATTACAAAGCATTACCTGACGGTGAACGCCCTAAAGTATTGTTTGTTATTGATAGTTTAGGCATGTTGCTGACACCAACAGACATCAATCAATTTGATTCGGGTGACTTAAAAGGTGATTTGGGTAGAAAGCCAAAAGCACTAACTGCACTTGTACGTAATACTGTAAACATGTTTGGTAGTTACAACGTTGGAATGGTATGTACTAACCATACATATGCTTCACAAGACATGTTTGATCCTGATGACAAGATATCTGGTGGACAAGGTTTTATCTATGCTTCAAGTATTGTGGTTGCAATGCGAAAACTAAAACTGAAAGAAGACGAAGATGGCAACAAAATATCACAGGTTAAAGGTATACGTGCCGCTTGTAAGGTTATGAAAACAAGATATGCAAAACCGTTTGAATCAGTGCAAGTAAAGATTCCATACGAAACTGGTATGAATCCATATAGTGGACTTGTTGACTTGGCAGAAGCCACAGGTTTGCTAACCAAACAAGGCAATAGACTAGCATTTAAAACTTCGAGTGGTGAGGAAATACTACAGTTTAGAAAGGCTTGGGAACGCAACGAAGACGGTTGTTTAGACAAGGTTATGCAAGACTTTAATAAACTAGAACAAGAGCTAAGTACACCTGAAGAAGTAACTGATACTGTTGAAGAGGAGAATATATAGTGTCATTGGACTTAGCCGCACTTGTATGGAAAGAAACACGTCAATTCATGCACGACACAGGTGACATCAGAGAAGCCGCTAACCATGTGGTTGAAGCTCTTATGACATCACATTCAGCTGAAGAGATTAGAGAAGCATTTAAATTTGATGGTGCCATTAAGTTAGCAGTAGGCGATTATCTCGGAGAACATGATGAAGATGATTTTGAAGAAGATGAACGTGATGAATTACTTGACCAGTATGATGATGATGGTGAATTCAACTACGATGATTACTAATGTGGTACAGTAAAGTCACAAATAATCTTGCTGAGATTCCTAATTTTATTACTCACTTTGAACAAGAATTATTGATTGCTAAAAGTGAATGCAAGGTTGGAGGTATTGTTGAAAAGAACATCAAAGCCTTACCAGGACTTACTGAGCATCGTTTCAATCAACTGCAAGAAATAGAAGCAGTTCTTAACTTTTTAAACATCAAACTCAGACAAATAAGACGCAAACACTTTCAAAAATATCTAGAAGGATATGCTCGTGCATTAACTAGCCGTGATGCAGAAAAATACGTTGACGGCGAAGATGAAGTAATAGACTTTGAAACTCTTATCAACGAAGTAGCATTGTTACGTAACAAATATCTTGGTATTATGAAAGGTTTAGATACTAAACAGTGGCAACTTGGACATATAGTTAGATTGCGTACTGCTGGCATGGAAGATGTACAGGTATGATGCCAGCCCGTATTAGTATCAAAGAAAAATTCATTTGGTACAACATATGGATAAAACACGAATTTGATCAAACATACTCACGTCAGGCAAAGAAATATTGGCATCAACTTTTCTTAGAAGATTTAGCAGTTGCAAATTTAACGGTTGAAGAACTCAAACACTATTGTATTATTGTAAATCCAAATTGGGAAGGTCATAATGCACAAGACATTGAACCCTTTAGGTTAATGTTAACTGAACTTGGTTTCCCAATGAAGCAGTTTGGTGTGCTTTTTAGTTGTTACGAGAATATAGAGAGTTTGCCATATCCTGCTGAATGTAATACACAAAGACTCGTTTACATTTACAGTTGGCATGCAAATTTAAAAAAACAAAATATATCATGGCAAAATTTGATCATGGATAAAAAGTTAGTAGTGCTAATGAGAAGAGCAAGTGAAAGCCGTTGCACTTTGGCAAAGAGAATACTGGATACATTTGATTTAGAAGACGTAAGAATTACACTTGGTACATTTCCTGATATGATTCCAACAGAATGGCGTCAGATGGTAAGTCCATATCCATATCCAATGTATGTTGATGATGATCGTGCCGCCAATACAGAACAACATAATCCTCAACACAAGATGTTTTATACTGCACCTGTCCAATTAGTTGTGGAAACAAGCAATGAAACTGACAGGCTGTCTTGGCGAAATATTTTTGTAACAGAAAAAAGTTACAAAGTATTTGCTTGGCATCAATTCCCAATTTGGTATGCAGTGTCTGGTCTAGTAGAAAAAATACGTGATATGGGCTTTGATCTATTTGACGACTTAATTGATCACAGTTACGACAAGGACACTAATCCATTTACAAGAATGGATAGTGTTGTGACAGAAGCACATAGATTTAGCAATCTTGATACAGTCGCACTGCGACAAACATATTGGCAAAGACTAGAAAACAATGCACGAATAGTAGACGATATAAGTAAAACTGCATTTACGATGCAAAAAGCAAAGGCTAAAAAACTACAAGATGAATTACTCAAGTTTTGCAAGTGAACAAATTGCATTTGAACATAGCAAAAAACATATACTAGATTTATTCTATGGGTACGATGATTTTATGGAAAGCATCGGACGTGTTGTTGATCTGGGTTGTAAAAATGAAGCAATGAATTTACAATGGTTTGCTGATGCTACAACTAGAGATCAACAAGCAATTCCTTTGAACATCAAATGTGTAGGTGTAAACAATATCGATAGACTTAAT